ATTAAATGAATTAAATTTAACTGATTTAATTAACTCTACAATAAGAACATCTTTAGTTAAAACAATAATGAATCAAGTATCTCCATATTACAAAGAAGAATTTTATGCAACTTTATCTTATGGTAAAATTAGAATTTCTCCTTGGTGGGATAATATTTGGCAAGAAATAGAATTAAAAGAACTTGTTAAAAATTCTATGAAAATGTATGATGAAGAAGAAATATTACATCTTAAAGAAATTCTTCAAGAATGTAATCAGATTATTAATGATACTATTTTAATAAAGAAGATTTATAAAAAGAAAATAAATCTACAACTAAAAAATGAGATGTCATAATATATCAACAGATAACCATTCTTTATACATAAACCCTAATGGCATTTGTAATAAATGTCAAGCAATTAAAGATAAAAAACTTGAAAAAAGGAGTAAAAATGATAAAAGAATTTGCAGCTGGATTAGCAAATCGACATCATTTTGGAGATACCCATGATATTGAAAAATGGACTGGTATGGCACAAGATACTTTTATGTCCCTATGGGATTATGATGGTCATATAATTGACTATGTAAAAGAAAAAGGTACTCTTGCATCTTATGATGGTATGCTATATATGCCAGATGAATTTCTTCTTGATGTTGATGGTACTAACCCCGATAATGCTAAACAAAAAACAATTGGTCTTACTATTCTATTAAATGATTTATGTATTCCTTATCAAATTTATTTCTCTGGAACAGGATTTCATTTAGGAATACCAGGATCTGCTTTTAGATGGAAGCCTACACCTGATCTTCATTTAAAAGTAAAAGATGAATTACTAAGTAAAGGAATTTATGAGTATGCAGATATATCTGTATCTGATAAAACAAGGCTTATAAGGGTAGTTAATACTCTTAATAGTAAATCAAGATTATGGAAGATTCCTCTTTTAAAGAGTGATCTACATAAACCAATATCTGAAATACAAAAACTAGCATCTGCTAAGAGGTCTACTTATAAGTGGCAAACATTAGAATGTGAACCTGTATTTGATGTATTGAAACGTAAAGTTAAAGCAAGTGATAAAACATTTGAAACTGTAACTCTTGGTAGGAATCCTGATCCTGTATGGTATCCATGTGTTCAAACTATGCTATCAGGAGCCGGTCAAGGATCAAGACATCAGATAGCTTTACGTGTAGCAGGTCATCTAAGATGGAGATATCCAGAGCATTTAGTTAGACTTGTTATGGAAGATTGGAGACAACGTGTAGATAAAGGTTTAAATTCATTTAGTAAAGAAGAAATGGATAAGCTTGTAACTGATTGTTATGAAGGTCATAATGGTAATGGTTATAACTATGGTTGTACTGATGTTCATATGGATAATCATTGTCAATCTACATGTACTCTTTATAAAGCTAAGAAATCTCAGAATATGATGGATGCTAAATCTATGGAAAAAGAATTAGTTGATTTCTTTAATAGAGATCATAATCCAGTAAATATAGGTAAGCTTTATGGTCAAGACTTTCCTATATATCCTGGTGAAGTTGTAGTCTTACAAGCACCACCTAAGTCTATGAAAACCATGCTCTTACAGAGTTGGGTACAAAAACTCAAGAGACCAACATACTTTCTAGAAATGGAAATGTCACCACGTCAGATGTGGATGCGTTTTGTTATGATGGAAAAAGGATGGAATGAAGAAGAATTGAAAGCACATTATAAACAATATGCAAATGGTATTTCTCAGAATTTTGATTGGTTAACTATAGACTATAGTAGTTGTTATCCTCATGAATTAAACAAGCGAATCATGATGTTGCCATATAAGCCAGAAATAGTGATTATAGATCATATGGGTCTGTTCCGCTCACAAAAACATGATAATAACATGAAAGTAGAAGAAGTATCTCAAGCTATGCTTGAACTTGCAATTCAGAATAACGTGATTGTATTTGCTATATCTGAAATAACTAAACAAGCATTTCATGAAGGTATGGATATTACTTCTGCTAAAGGATCATTCAGAATTGGCTATAATGCTAATAAAGTATTGTCTTTAACCCCATATAAAAATGATGATAATCTTGTTAAATCTCTAAAGATTATATGTACAGCTAATAGAGAACGAGAAAATCTCAATTTAGAATTAAATGTAAATGGGACACAAATAGGATGATACAAATTACTAAATGGCTAAGTCCTAACGAGGAAACTTGGTACCAAGAAACCTACATTACTAATTTTGAATGGTTAATGATTGAAAAAGAAAGACTTGCTGATCTTACTGGTAAGAAAGTAATCATCAAAACCAACTCGAAAGGAAATAAAGCAATATTCAGGGAGAGAATAAAATGAAAACCTATGATGTAATATTATCTTATCCAATTAAAGTGAAAGCTGAGAATAAAGATCATGTCAAAGAAATCATTATGCAAGATAATCTTTTAGGTGATGCAGGTGAACTTACTATTACTATAAAGGAAAGTGATGGTAAATGATAGAATAGCTGAAAATGCTGACTGGCAAGATGCAATGAATCAATTCAGGCTTAGAACATATCAAGATCTTGAGAAGATTTTCAAGGAATTAGAAGAAATAAAACAAATAATAAAGGAGAAAACCCCATGAACCCATACTTACCAATAAGAAAAGTACCATTAGATTATAATGGTATATCATCATCTGCTTATTCAGTGCAAATGAAACATGAACCTAAAAAAGATACTGACATTACTGAAATGGCATGGAGAGAAGTAGGTGTAGTAAGCCATAGCTATATGTTGCTATCTAATGAAAAAGTAAAAGAAGCTGCTAATCAAGTAGCAGAGGAATGTAATTTAAACTTCACATTTGACAAAACATTCTTTAACGGCCGTAGTTATGCCTATTCAATGAAATCTGATCATGTGTGTGGTGAAGTAGCCCAAAATGACGATGTAGCCTTAGGGATGCAATTTTGGAACAGTTATGATGGTTCTAAAGCATTTGGCTTTGCAATGATGCTTTATAGATTAATATGTACCAATGGAATGATGAGTAAAAATTATTTCAATACATATAGATTTACACATGAACCTAAAAGTGAAGATTGGCAAGAGAATCTATCACAAGTAGTAAATAATATTAATAACTTGAGCAATGGATCTACCAGTATAGATGATTTCTTAAGAAGCCTTAGAGCTCTTAGTAATTTAAAAGTTACTACAGATGAATTGGGTAAACTTAGACATAATAATCTCAAAGATATTCCTGTTCAATTATGGGGTAATATTGTAGATAATTATACTAACCCTGAGAATCATATTGAGCATAACGGATGGACATTACTTAATACTGCTACTGATCTTTTGTGGCATAAAGAGAAGCCTACTGTTGCTAGCTATGGACAGAACGCTACTATTGTAGATGGATTATGTAGAGCAGTTGCGTGAAATGTTAAAAAGTCTTCTCCTTCAGAATACTGAACTCCGTAAAAAAGTTCGTGTTCTGGAGGAGATTCTTCGTTCTTATTTACCAATTTTAAAAAGGAAAAAAGATGAATAAAATTAGATTTGATGGTGATACTTATGACCCTAAACATGATTTAGTAAGATTAACAGGACAGATACAAAGAGTATTTGAAACTATGAAAGATGGAAAATGGTATACTTTAGATGAAATACATAAAGCTACTAATGATCCTCATGCAAGTATATCTGCTCAGTTAAGAAACTTACGTAAAGAAAGATTTGGATCTCATGTCATTGAAAAGAGATGTAAAGGTAATAGATCTAACGGATTATGGGAATATAGTATGGAAATATAGCCTATGTTTGGGATAAACGCAAAGTTGCCAAAGAAGTACTTCAGTTGTGAAATGTGTTCTAACACACACAAATTACAGCATGTGTACATCTTAGGTAACTTTGCTATCCTTCCTGAGCATCCTTATATGGAAATAGAGATATGTAAAGCATGTGCCCTTCGTGAACATGGTAAGAAGAATAAAATTAAACTAAATTCTATAATAGAAGAAAGGACTAAAAGATGGCTAAAACAGTAAGTAAAAAAAGTTTAGAAGTTAAAACTCCTTACCCTAAGGGAGAGAAGACAAAAAAAGATGATATTAATTATCTTGGTAATAAATTGGCTGATTTAAGCGATAGAATTAATGAAGTAGAATTATCTATGGAATCATTAGGTAGAGATATTAAAAGAGTTATGGGAAGAATGGGTCTCTGATGGAAAAAGAAGTAAATACTTATGGTCAATTCAATTTCCAAATAGCACTTGAAAAGATAGAGACATTAACTCAACAAAATAATGAATTACTTGATATTGTTGACAAATTAGAAGAGCAATTGCACCATCAAGATTCACATATACATGGATTTGAAGAATCTCAAAGTAATAAATCTAGACGTATATCTGATGATGCAGATGCTGCTATGAAAAGATTCACAACTAAACTAAGAAGGGAGTTAAACAAAAATGGCAAGTCCAAGCAAAGCAAAGGGCAACCGGTTTGAGAGGGAAATAGTTAATAAAATGACCAGTTTGGGAATTAAAGCAAAAAGAGCATGGGGAAGCAATGGAGCTTCTCTCGGTATGCATGAAGAAGTAGATGTCTTAATAGGAAATAGTTTTAAGATTCAAGCAAAATGTAGAAAGAAAATAGCCTCATTCCTTATTCCAACTGAACATGTAGATGCT